CTGGTGGGTAGGGATAAGCGTGTCAAGGCGGGTAAGTGCTTGGTGTTAATGATGTTCCTTGTGTAGGAGTGGCCCCCCAAAACGTTGGTGGCAATGGGCATAGGCGGGGATGGGTGCAATACGATCGGGGACAAGGCTGGACTAGAGGAAGTCCTAGGCTCGGGCTTTGGTGTGAGCATCATCAATACGGATGTGTTCAAGAAGGTGCCGCAGCCCTGGTTCATGCCGACATGGACTAAGGAACAGGGCTACTCAACCGAGGACTTGCCATTCTTCCGCAGGGCACGCCAAGCGGGATACAGGGTATGGCTAGACCACGATGCGTCAAAGAAGATTGCCCATAACGGCATGAAGCAATGGCACTGGCGGGAGGCTGTTTAACATGGCCGCGACAAGCGCACAGCGTAGGAGGGCGGTAAGCAAAGAAGCCCTGCGCGACCAATTGCGCGCCGGGGGGCATCTTCAGCATGTAGTTGATATGGCTAACACAATAGCCAATCCAGCCAATGACTTAGAACCCGACATGCTGGCTAGGTACAAGGTAGCCATAGACACCAAGCTTAAGTTGATAAACAAGTACCTCCCTGATGTGAAGTCAGTAGAGGTGACAGGCGAGGACGGTGCCCCGCTAGTGCCCACCAAGACGGTTATTGAGTTTGTCCACTCGCCGCATAAAGACGCCTGAAGCGTTTGAGTTCCTGTATGCGCCCAAGCGGGCAAAGGTGGCATGGGGCGGTAGGGGCGGCGCTAAGTCGTGGGCATTTGCTGATGCCCTGTTGGCTATGGCGAATGACCGCGAGCTTCGCATCCTCTGCGCACGGGAGATACAGGACTCTATCAAGGATTCTGTATATCAGTTGCTGGTAGATAGGGCACGGCTAGGGCAGTACCCCATCACTCCCAAGGTGGGAGAGATTGAGATGCCCAACGGCTCACGGTTCATCTTCAGTGGACTGTGGCGGAACATCGACTCCATTAAGAGCTTGGAATCGGTGGATATCTGCTGGGTAGAGGAGGCTAATACAGTCTCCGAAGATACGTGGCGCAAACTGATACCCACTATCCGCAAGCCCGGCTCCGAGATATGGATTAGCTTCAACCACGAGCTAAAGAGCGACCCGGTATATCAGCGGTTCATCGTGAACCCGCCCCCGTATGCCGAGGTGCGAAAAGTATCGTGGCGGGATAACCCTTGGTTCACCGATGAGATGCGCATGGAAATGGAGCATCTTAAGGCGACCAACTACGACGAATACCTCCACGTATGGGAGGGCGAGCTAAAGCAATTCGCTGATGGGGCGATATACGCAGCCCAGATCAAGACGGCACGGAAGGAGGGGCGGATAGGCAATGTGCCTATTGAGCGCACAGCCCCGGTTAACGTGTTCTGGGATTTGGGCAGGAATGACACCACGGCCCTAGTCCTGCATCAAAGGGTGGGGCTTAACAATCGGTTCATCCGTGGGCACGAATGTAGGCTAGTAGGCTTGGACTACTACGCCAACTGGCTCCGAGACTTCGCACGGGATAAGGGCATAATCTACGGCAAGCACTACCTTCCGCATGATGTGGAAGTTACTGAGCTAACCAGCAACATGAGCCGAAGGGAGACCCTGGAACGCTTGGGGGTCAAGCCGATTATCACTGTCCCGAGAATCCAGAGCATTGAGGAAGGCATAGCCCAGACTCGACGGGCGTTTGACTCCTGTTGGTTCGATGCCGAGGGGTGCGCGGAGTTGATAGAGGCGCTATCCAATTATCGGTATGTGTACGACGAAAAGTACGACACGTACCGTAAGACGCCACTTCACGACTGGTCTTCTAACTACGCTGACGCCTTTCGCCAATTCGGGCAGGGATACTCCCCTGATAGGGGATGGGATGCAGCACACAAGCCGAGCGATATGAGCAGGCGACGGGCAGAGAAACTGAAACCGGCCTTCCGGCCTAGCGCGAAGTGGGTAGTCTAATGGGCGATGATGAACTGGTGAACCTCATTGAGCGCAAGCTAGAGAATGCGATTAATGGGGATGGTTCGCCTGAAAGTGACGCCCGCCAAAAGGTTATGGACTACTACCTGGGTGAGAAGTACGGCAACGAGCGCGAGGGTCATAGTTCGGTAGTCACCCGCGAAGTGTTCGAGGCGGTGGAATGGGCGCTTCCGAGTGTGATGCGCGTGTTTTCTGGGGAGCGTGTCGCCTCGTTTGTTCCCGAAGGTCATGAGGATGAGCAGGCCGCAGAGCAGGAAACGGACGTAGTAAACCACCTGCTCTTTGAAATGGAGAACGGCTATCTCGCCCTCCAGTCTTGGGTTAAAGACTGCCTCATGTATCCCGCGGGATACTCAAAGATATGGGTTGAGCAGGTTGAAAAGGTCAAGACGGAGCGGTATCGCGCCCTGACCATTGAGCAGGTGATTCAACTCAACGACTCGGAAGGCATTGAACTGGTAGCGGCTACGGCTTACCCGACTGAATTGGGAGAGTTGTACGACGTTGAATGCAAGGTCACGACCACTAAGCCTGTCCTTCGCTTTGAGGCTGTCCCCCCGGATGAAGTGAGGGTTAGTGACCGGCACCGCTCTATTGAACTGGACGAGTGTGATTTCGTTGCCCACGTAACCCGTAAGACCCGCTCCGAGTTGTTGGAGATGGGCGTCCCTGAATCCATCCTTGATGCGGTGGGTGAAGGGTCGGATGAGACCAACGAATCCGTTAACCGTGGCCGGTTCAGCGTAGAAGACCCCGATGATGACGAAGGGGCGTTGAAGGAATACGACGTAGAGGAGTGCTATCTACTCGCCGACGTTGACGGGGATGGCATTGCCGAGCGTCGGAAGGTTATCAAGATAGGCCGGGAGATTTGGCAGAATGAGGAGGATGATTACGTCCCCCTGGTAGCGATGGCGTCCATCATCATGCCGCATACCCATACCGGGATGGGCATGGCTGAACCGGTGATGGATTTGCAGTTGATTAGCTCGACGCTGATGCGCCAGCTCCTGACTAACCTGTATCGCATTAACCAGCCGAGGAAGTATGTAGGCGAGAATGCCTTGCTGGAAGGCAGCCTGACGATGGACGCGCTGTTAGACGCGGCATCCGAGGTTATCCCGGTACGCGACCCCTCTGCCATCATGCCTGAGGTTATCCAGCCTCTCGCCCAAGCCATCCTGCCTGTCATGCAGGAAGTGACGCAGCAGAAGCAACTGCGGACTGGCATCAATCCGAATATCTCGCTTGACCCCAATGTGCTTAAGCAGAGTACCGAGGGCGCTTTCGCTCAGGCGATGGATCACGCTTCCCAACGCCTTGAACTGGCTATCAGGGGCATGGCTGAGACCGGGATTAAAACGGCGCTGAGGAAGGCCCACAGGCTGATTAGAGAGCACTTTGGCAGTGACCTCGCGGTCAAGTTGCGGAATACGTGGGTTCCTGTCAACCCAAGGGAGTGGGCTGAACGGACGAATCTGAAAGTTGCGGTTGGCATTGGCACCAAATCCAAGCAAGAGCGATTGGCTGGGGCGATGGCTATTGCCCAACTGCAAGAAAAGCTAATGGCTATTGGCTTGGTACAGCCTCAGCACATCTATGCAATGGCTTCCGAGGTAGTGGAGGCGAGTGGGTATGACGGTGCGGAACGGTTCTTTGTAGACCCACAGAAAACCCCAATTCCACCCAAACAGCCTGACCCCTTGATGATGGCACAGGTGGAAAGCCTGAAAGCCCAAGGGCAAGCGATGATGACCGATGCCCAAGCGAAGATGGCCCAAGCGCAGATTAAGCAGCAGGAAGCCCAGCTAGAGCGCGAACGGGCGATGTTCGAAGCACAGATGAAGCAACGGGAAGGGCAACTGAAGGCCCAACAGGCGCAATGGGACGCTCAGATAGCCGCAGGGAAGGCGAATGCCGAGGTACGGCACATTGACGCGGATACGCTCCTCAAAGCCGCTCAGCGGGTCAAGACGCTGGAAGAGGCGCGGGCATTGGACGCTGAGACAGATGCCGTCGAAACGGGTGTTACCGATTTTCTGAGAGGGATAGGCGATGCCCAAACTAATCAACCTGCTTGACCACGCGAACCGGGCAAGAATGGTAGTTCCGCAGAATCCCACAACGGACATTGCCGCTATCGTCATGGCCGGGCAGACGGCGATGGCTGAAGTCATCACCCGGAACTTTTCGGGAGAGATTAGCGACAAGGTGAAAGCCGAAATGGCTGCCTGCATGGGCGATATGTGCGCCCGTGTGGAAGCCGCTGTAATGGCGCGTGTTGACGAGCGGATACAAAAGGCCATATCTGCCATGCCAACCCCTGAGCGCATCATAGAGCGCATCACAGAGCGCGAGGAACCAGAAGAAGAAGACGACGAGCCTCAGACTGTCACGGTTCAACGTAAGGACGGGATGATTGCCGGGGTGAAGGTAGGCAAGGTGGCCTATGACGTTGTGCGCAACAAGCAAGGCTTCATCAAAGAGGTTGTGCCGCGTGGCTGAGAGGCTGAAAGGTCTACTGGATAGCGCACGCCTTAAGATAGGCGGATTGCTGGGTGACGCGCCCAAAGAGTTCGCGGTTGGTGTGGTATCTGGCGTTCCTGGGCTTGTGGGCGACATGGCCTATGGCCTTGGCACTGGCCTGATGAACACGCCGGGAGGCCAGTTCGCCCAGTGGGTGAGCAATGACGTATTGGGCATACCTTTGGCGATGCCTGAGTCTGTGGACTTCCCCGGTACATCTGACTACTTAGCCAACAAAGCGGGGTATGCGCCTCCTACTACGGCATCTGGGAAGGTTGGGCGGTTTGTAGGGAGCATTCTGTCTCCCGGCCCCGGCGAACTGTCTACGGTGGCTCATGCTGCCACTGATATTGCTCCGTGGCTGGCGGCAATCCCGTTCTGGCACGGCTCGCCCCACAAGTTCGACGCATTCGACCTGTCCCATATGGGTAAGGGCGAGGGCGCGCAGGCGTATCGTTGGGGGGCGTATGGGGCTGAGTCGCCGGCAGCGCCGAACCAGTATTTGCATGTAGCCCCCACTGTCCCTGTCTCGCCGCGAAGGCAGATTATGTGTCAAGACTTGAATCCGGGACCGCCCGAGTACAACTATACGCGCCTACAGTACGAGTCCAAAGAGATTCAT